GCTGAAGTCAGGCTTCGGGGCTTCCATTTTGACTGTCTCCTCCTAATTCTGTTGAGAGGTTGTCGGCTCCGACGGAGTCGAAGAGAGTTGACGTCGTTGAACCGTCGCTGTTGTTCGAATCACCTCACCGTTTGGCTTCGGCTCGACTGGTGTTGGATCCGGCATGTTGTTGTTCTTCAACTCATCGGCCTTCGGATCCTTCTTGGGCTTCCAGCCGATCGATGTACGAATGTCGTTCGGCGTGGAGATCAAGTTACGGGAGAACTTGTCCGCGATGTCGGCGATCTGGGACAGGGTGGCGTACTTGAACGGGTCACGGAAGGCCATGATGGACTGGCCTTGCGATCGGGCGGTCTTGGTCAGGAAGGATCGCTTCATGGCCTCCACGATGGCCCGTACGATCGGCTCGATCGTACGGTTGTGGTAGTTAACCATTGCCGCCTCGTCTGCTGTGCCGTTCATGATGTCGGGCGTGAGACCCAACTGTCCGTACAGCATCTCGACCAGGTATTCGATCTGCTTGAGCAGGTTGTTTTCCGCAGGTCGGTTGAGCTGCGTGATCTTCTCGGTCGCGTCCGCCCACGCGATACCGTACTGACTGCCCTTCAGTTGGAACTCGATGTCCTTTCGACGCTGATCAGCCTGCGTCCGCTTGGATTCCGAACGAACCGTGTACGGAAGCTGGATGATGATGTCGAGTCGACCTGAGCCAGACTGCTCGTCGATGGCGTCCAGGAGATTCAACTTTCGAATCAGCCTCTGCAACGTCGAATTGGGCTTGTTCATCACGTCGTATAGCGGATTCTCGACGATGGCGACAAACCTTTTATCGAGAGGCACTACCTCTCGAAGACCCTTGTTCTCGTTGTAGAGGTTAACCTGAATCTTGTCAGGCGACCATCCAGCAATGTCCCCTACCCGAAGCGAAAGGATGTCGAATCCTCCGGTCAGATTCGGGTTGAGTGTCGTGTCCACAGGAACGATGGCTGCAGAGCCCTTGTCGAACAACGTCAAGGCGATGTCCTGACGGAATTGACTTGGTCCCTGATCCTTGTTCGGCTCTGTCTTCAGACACTCGTTGAGTCCGCTGCTGATGTCTTCCAAATATCGCTCATCCTCGTCAACTCTCACGTGACGAATCAGCATCGCAGCCACATCGATGCTGAGACGAGTGTAGATAGAAGATATGATCGAGCGTTCGTTCGACCACCGTTGCTGTGGTCGAGAAGGGTTTACGTAGCTGACGGATCCTACCGATTCGCTACGTTCCCGAAAATCCTGGTTGAGGAAAGCATTCCAGGCATGCTTGATCTGCCGAAACGTATCCCTGATTCCGGCCATGTGTCACCTCCTTCCTTTCACTTGTCGAAATATGGTCAGAGGCGACGACTGCCGACAGCTCCACTCGCTCCGATCACTGCGGCCGAACCACCGATGAGAAGAGCTGTGGTGAACTTCTCGCCCGAAGTCAATCGAGCCGCTGTGGTTTGGTCGGGGTGGTTGAACAACTCCGCGGCCTTCTTGGTGGAGAGTGCGTCCAGCTTGGCTCGCTCGGATGCGCTCTTGGTCTTGTTGGCACGTCGCTCGATGGCGTGGATCTCAGCCTGCCTGTTCGCAATGTTCCGGCGAGCAGTCTTGATCTGCTGATTCCGCTCTCGTCGCATCTGCCTGCGGACACCCCACTTCATGCCCTTGACGCCGTGGTGCGCAAGCTCCTCCAAGGAGGGCTTGTCTTCGTCTCCGAAGCTTCTCACTCGAATTCCTCCTTGTAGATCTTGTACGCTACCCAAGCATCCAACAAAGCGGAGACGTTGTCTATCTTTTCGTCATACCGCTTCTTAAGAAGCTTTCTGTTCCCGTTCGTGTCCTCCATGGTAATGGCGTTACCCATTGCGAACGACATCAACGCCTGGTCAAAGATCAGAAGCTTGCTTTCACTCAGCTTCTTCAACTCGCCAAGCGGAACCGACTCAGTACGAGCACCTTGGATGACCTTCTCGATACCGAATGGTCCGTGTTCAGTTTCCCAGCGGGTGACGAACTCCTTGGCGTTGTAAGGGTCAAATCCCAGGCAACGAACTTCGTACCTGGCGGACTCGATAAACGCTTCCAGATCGTCGTACACCTGCATCATGTCGAGAATGGTGCCATCCAGGACGTGAAGGCTTCCCTCTCGAATGAATTCGTCGTACTTTTGCCGCATGGCTCCGGGTAGCTTCAACAAAGTCGTGGAGGAGATGTAGCTTCGCGTCTTGATTCCGAAATTCCCTCTCTTGAGCGGGAAAAGGAAAGTAAATGCACAGAAGTCGTCACCCTGCGAAAGGTCGGCACCCAATGCACACGGCATCTCCCAGAAACTTCTCGGCCTGGGGAACGGAAGCGTCTCTTCATAGGTGAAGAAGTATGTGTATCCCTCCATCGGAATACCAAAGCGCTTGGCGAGAATGTCGTTCCTCGCTGCGGGAGCTTTTTCAGCTCTTTCGACGTCTAGTTGGTACGTTTCGTAGGAAACAGTCAATCCGATGTTCGGCTGGGCTTTAGGCCACATTGCGGGGTCGGCAACTTCGGCCACATCGTCAAGTCTGTAGTGCCAGATCGAAACGTGCGGAGCAGAGTAGTCGCCCTTAAGTATCTCCGCAAGTTCCATTTTGATTGTATCGCCACTACCGTTCCGGACTGTTCCTTCAGAACTGATAGCAACGATCAAATAGTCTTCATGCTTCGAAGCTCCTTGTTCAATAGCTCCGATGACATCTTCTCTAGTATCACCGGAAAGCCACTCATCCACCGTTGACACCTTAGGACGAAGTCCTTGAAGCTTGGCGATGGACATAGGTCTTACTTCAAGCAGAGAGCCAGTCAGAAAGTTCTCGATCCCCTTCTTGGTGGAGACCAGCTTCTGTCTGAGTGCCCTATTACCTGTAGTGTTCTGCAGGCTGCCCTCGGTTAGGAACTTGAACAGGGGGCCTCTGGCCCTTGTGATGGCCGTACGGAAGGGCGACATGACCTCGTCAGCCTGCTTCATCGTCGGCGCAGTAGTTACCTGATGCGTGGTGGTTGTATCGACGACCAGAAAGAAGCTCTGGAGGAGATAGGCGTACATGGACTTCGCCGCACCTCGAGCCACGATCAGGTATTGCTTCTTGGTAAGGCGCATCTTAATCGTCTTAGTGACGTATCGACCGCCTCGATTGCCTTTGGACGGCTGGTAGACCTGTCGCTGGATGAAGTAGTACCAACCGAAGACTTGTTCAGCCCAAACCTTGAAGATGGGCAACATCTTCAGGTCGGCTCCATCGGTCAGAGTGAGCTCATTCTCGCAGTAACGGATGAACCCTTCGACCGCTTGATCGTCGTACCAGATGTTTGGGTTGGCAATCAGCGCATCGATGCGATTCATCTCCTGGGCGATCTCACGATTGACTGGGATCTCGCCACGAAGAACCGCGTCACGAAACTCTCCGTAGTACCGCGGAGTCGCCTTGTTCGATAGCGCCATTTGCCAACCCTCCCCTCGACTACAGAGCCGCGAACCACTGCCAGGTGGGCGCGACGCTGTAGGTCAGCTTGATCGTCCCGCCGGGCGGGACGAGGAACTCGCCGGCGACCCTGGCGCCGATCGTGACATCGTTGACCTTGACGACAGTGACGGTTCCACCGGCGACCTCAACCCGCATGGCGTAGTCGGCCGTGTTGGTGGCTGCGACGGTGCTGGCCGGGATGGCCGGCTTGCTGACCCAGTCGCCTTCGTGCTTCTCCGCGTTGCGGGCTTCCTCGAGGAGCGCGTACTGCGCGACGTCGACCATGATGGTCTCCTTTTTGTGTGAGACGCCTTCCGCGTCTGGGTTTACTTCTTGAGGGCTTGTGCGACGAGCTTGGTTGCCTGGTCGTTGAGAAGCTTCGTCGCCTGACTCTTGCCGACGCCGATGAGAATTTCGCCAACGACCTGACTGCCCTTACGCATGATGATGGCGCCCTTGGAGGGCGGGGCGAGACGAACGTACTGCTGCTCCAGGTTCATGCGCGTGATCATGTCCTGGAGTTCCTTGTTGGAGAGCGACTTGACGCCGCCCTTCTTGGCCTTCGCGCGCGCGGCCGTGGCGTTGTTGTGATCATCAGATCCGCCGTGCCCCCCGCCAGACCGATCCTTGCGAACGCCCCAGCGCATTCCCTTCACGCCGAAGTGCGCCAAGAACTTGTCTGCCTCGTCAGACCACGACACTTCACTCCTCCAGTCATGTTTGGGGAGGCGGAACGTAGGACCATCAAAGTCACTCGTCCACAGAGCGACCCGGTCGAACTGAACCCAGTGGATCCCAGGGTTGTCACGGGTGTCCTCGTGCGCCGGATCGTCAGGGAAGCCCAACGTGAGATGCGGGATATAGTCCGGGAACTGAGGCGTGGACATGTACGCCTTGTGGATGTCCGGCTGGGTCAGAAGGAACGCGCGGATCTGCTTGAGCCAGTCTCGCCGAAACGTGTCGAAGAAAAGCACGTCGGCGTTGTTCGGACCAAGTTCTCCACGGTAGTCGACCGACAGACCGAAGGGGTCCATTGTGGTGTTCGCGACATGCTCCAAAAATGAAGCCATGGCGCCGACGTTCTTGTCAGCCGTCATGGGTCCGAGATTGCAGAGCGTCAGGTGAGGAACTTTCTGGCTCGAGATCTTCCAGACGATGTCCTGTTCCTCAGGAATGGCTACGATAGCAAGGTCGCTCATACTTCCTCCTCAGGATCAGGGTCGGTCCACTCGGTCTCTTCACGCTGCACATTGAGGCGCCACTCCAGTTCAGTCGCCTGCTTGTTCAACGCCTCGAGGTGGAACGACGTCGTCGGCGGATCGAAGAAAATGCGTACCTTCAGGTACATGTAGGTACGCACCGAGGCTCGGTTCAAGTTCCCGTCGAGGTAGGTGGACCACAACTCATCCTCTCCAGTCACTTCAAAACCATCTGTCGGGCCGAGGCCCAACTGGTTGAGCGTGGCGAAGACGGAATTGATGTGGGTCAGGACGTCCTCGTCGAAAGAAGTATCGTCAGCTTCGATGCCGAGGTTCTTCTTGACGCTCTTGAGAATGCTGTCTTCCATGTGATCCACCTCCCTCGGTGGTTGGTTAGCCGGTCATTACCTCGCCGGGGTCGTGTTTGTGCGGGGCGACACCGCCGGGGGTGGGAACGCCTCCAGCCAGGAGCTTGTCGACGTCAGCCTGGATCTTCGCCAGACTGTCCCGAAGCGGAGGATCGGAGAGCCACGAGTTGATCGCGAAGACCATGTAGCCCAAGGTGAAGTTGTTCGGGTTCGTCCAGTCGGCGTCACGGTAGATCTTGGTGAGGACCTTCTCGGCCGTAAGGTTGGCCAGTTGGTCCATCTCTTCGGGACTCAAGGAGTCTCCTTTCCACAGATATGCGCGTTGGTTCACCATGGAGCGGTACCACGAGATGTGAGACCACTTGTCGTGTCCGGAACCAGTGTAGTACTGGAGCGTTTCGATACCGTTCCACCGAGCCCAGTAGTACACGGGTTGGTCGGCCCACGGCTTGCCGATGAACTCGCAGATCATCGGCATCTCGCCGTTCATCAGACGAGACAGGACTTGACGGTGCATCGCTCGGAGAGTCTCGTTGTTCTCGTGGGAGAAATCGCCGGCGCAGGCGAAATCCCAGTCGACGTATGGGCCGTAGGCACCGACAGGATCCATCGTCCTGGAGTAGTCGCTCGCCGGAAGCTCGTCCGCGGCGACATGGAACCCGTACGAATGGTCAGCGTTTCCCACGATCCCAAGGTTGACTCCACCCAAGGACACCCAGTCGGCCATCTCCGCTTCAATGACCGGAGCAGCGGTGCCCATTACTCACACTCCTCGTCATCTTTGGAGAACTCGGCTCGCAGACGAGCGACAACCTCTGCCTGCTCTTCCGGAGTCATGTCCTTGGTCCACCCGTCAGGGGTAGAGTTGGATGGATCGGGTCCGGGACGAGGTTCCGGCTGTTCGTCAATCATGCTTGCCTCCTTACCACAGTTTTGTATCGCCAGAACTCCGAGCAACCCATACCTTGGGTAACAACTTCTCGTCGCCGTAGTGGATTGCGTTGTGAGTGACGAATGAGACGGCAACCAGGAACTCCGGATCGAGAATCTCGTCCTCGTGGTCTCGAATACTGCCCACCGTCATTGGGTTCATGTGATGGATGTAGATACGATCGTGAACATCGAAGCCCTCGATGCCCAGATCACATCCGTTGTCTCTCGCAACGACCTCGTGGCGAATATGCCTCCACTCAGTCGAGCCGTAGAACTTCTGGTTGACCCAACGATCTGATCCGAACGTCTGCTGGCCGACAACTCCTCGCAACGCGAGGTATCGGTAACGTTCCAGATGCGTATCGAGCTTTTGTAGATCCGAGTAGCACCTAAACTTCGTCATCATCGCCTCTGTCCGGTTCCAAGCCGGAATAAGAGCGCATCGCGTCGAAAGCGTTCTGCACTAACTCTTCCAGACGGCCGCTGGCGGCCACAGCCGCAGCTTTCGCCTCGAGCAAATCGTTCTCTCGACGCAATCGCTCTTGTTCCAGCTTCTCTCTTGACGAACCGAGCCTCAGAAGATGTACGACCTCAGCACCCGTCGCTGTTCCTTCGCGCAAACGCTTCTCAGCGAGGTCTGTTGCCAAAGAAATCAGCTGATTCTCGCGACCCTCAGGAGTTGTGGCCGGGCGGTGACGAGTTATCTTAACTTCTGGGTCAGTTCTTCGTCTGCTAACCAAGGTTTCAACTCCTTTCTCAAAAGTTTCCACCGGGTTTTCCAGTGAAAAAATTGATCTAAAAGCACCCCCGGGGCTTTTTTCAGGACAGCGGCGATGCAGGAGGGGGGTCCTTTTTTAGA